AGCGCCGTTCTGGGCGCAGAAAAGAAAAAGGCCCAGGCTTGAATAAGCCCAGGCCAGATTAAACGAGGTTAGGCCACGTTGCGGAACTCGCCTGCCACGGAGACGCGAACAGGGCCAGTACCCATAGCCAGGCGACCGACGATCACGTCACCTTGGTAGATGACCTTGGTGTCGGCACCAGTGGTCTGGATAGCAGGACCGATGCCCTCGAGCACAGCAGCAGCATCCCGATGGTAGATCAGGCCACAGCTGTTGTTGAAGTCGGCAGCCACGCCATAGGTGTTGCGGGCGCCATAGGTGCCAGAACCCCCAGCAGTGTCGGTCTCGATGACATTACCAGATGCCGAGCCATAACGACCCAAAAAGGGTATGTTGTTGGACCGACGGATCTTGATGCCAGCGATTGAATAGAGCCCTTCACCGGAGTTCAGGTCACCCTGGTTGTTACCATACTCCCGGTTGAGGATATTGGTGTCGACCTGAGAGATCAGGGCGTAGTATTGCCGCGGCGCAAGGCAGGCAAAGCGGCCGTCTTTAGGAGCGGAGACTTCGTCCAGGCGAGCAGCGGCTTCGAAGAAACCATCAACCAGAGCCTGGGCGTTGTATTCCTGGTTGGCGCCAATGTTGATACGGAAGCCACCCGGTTCGCCGGTCACAGGCGCAGCAAGGCCAGAAGCGCGGGACAGGGTGCGGGCGATACGCCTGTCGTAGAACTCAGCCAGAGATTGGCCGATCTGACGGGCAATGGGGCCACGCACATCGTAGTGCGCGATCACCTCGTCCAGGGAGTACACGAAGGCACTGGCAACCAGAAGGTCGTCCAGCTCGATCGTGGTTTCGGCAGACGGAGGATCGCCGGAGCCCAGGATGGCAGTACCAGGAGTGTGGTAGGCTGCAGTAATCCGGCCAGTATGGATGAACTGGTGAGAGCGGCCGTTGGAGATCTGCTTGTTGAGTACTGTGTCCTTGAAGATCGTGGCGTTGCGGAAGGCCTCGTAGACCTCGCCGGAGAACAGTTTGAGGAAGAGGGCGCGTTGGTCGCCGGCCTTGTTAATGCGGCCGGGTTGGGTTACGGTAAAAGTCACGGAATTGTAGTCGAAGGGGTGTGAACCGATCGACTGAGCTCAGTCAAATATGAAGCGCAAAGGAATCAACGGGTATGGATTATCCTCCGCAGAGGGTCCAACCGAACGTTCGGCTGTTAATGGGAGCCACCCTATACCAGCCCCGGGAATCGAACCCGGGGTACACCATCTGGCGTGTTGGATGGACCAGCCGTGAGACGCCTCAAGGACGCACAGGGGACTGGCCTCTATATCAAAGCAGTTCGCCCGAAACAGCAAGCCGGTCTTCCACATCGAGGCGGAATGCAGGATCCTGCTGATAGCGGGGGTCGGAGAGGTCACGCCGCAGCTCGGCCTCAGACCGATAGGGCTTGACTCCAGGGGCCTTGGCTCTGCCGCCGGAGACGGCCTCACCATCAAAGCCCACAGCCGCCTTGTAGCGGTTCGTGAGAGCCTCCACGGCAAACCGTGTGGCGGCCTTGTTGCCGGAGGTGATCACCTGGTCGTAGGCGGCCCGATCCTCAGGCGAAAGGTTCTCGGCCGCCCAAGCCAAGGTCTGATTGTAGGCCTCCTGGCCACCCACGGAGGTGACGATCTCCTGAGCCTCTGCGTCGGAAATGGGGGCCTGAACCTCGGCCTGGGACTGCAGCTTCTGCCACGCCCTGATCAGGTCGGCACTGGGCAGGGCTTCGAGCTTGGCCACAGTGGCTTCGTCGAGCTTACCCTCGTTCTTGTAGAACTCCTCAGAGGCCTCCTTCAGGGCCGTCTCGGCTTCCGATGCCTCCTCGGCTGGGGATTCCTCAGGAGCTGCCTCAGGGGCCGCTTCTTGGTCATCCTCAGCGGCCTCGCCCTTCTTAGCCTGCTCGGCCTTGTAGGCGATCTCCTTCTGCATCAGGGCGTAGACCTCGGCAGCCGACTTCCCCTGGTATTTCTCGGGGAGGGCGCCCTGCTCAGCCTCCTGGGCCTCTCGTGCCCTGGTGAAGACGGCCTCCTCCTGGCGGGCCTCCTCCTCGGCAAGGCGGCTGCCAGTCTCGAGGAACTGCTGCTCCCGGGCTAGTCGCTGATTCTCTTCGATTTCGTCGTGGATGGCGCTCATGAGTTGGTTTCGGGGGATTGTGCGACGACCATCTGGATCTGGTTCAGGCCGGGAGTTCGGATGAGGGCCCTAGCACCGATGAGGGGACGGGCTACCTTATTTCTAACTGTCGGCTTGCCCACGATGGGGCGGTCCGTGGAGCGGATGGTGAGCTCGATGGTCGCATCAGTGGAAGGCGAGAACTCATCCTGGCTCTCCTGGGAGGCCCCCTTGGGTTGGAGCTCCAGGGGCGGTGGAGTCTGGGTTGGCAAGGTTGCTGAGCGCTTCGGGCGCATCTGGGTTGGCACGGGGATCCATCATGGGGGCTTTGACCAGCTGACCGGCCTGATCGACCAGAGACTGCTGGATTTGAACGGCTTGGGCTTCTTGGCGGGCCCTGTCTTGGTCTGCCTGGGAGATAATCAATCCGACAGGATCGATACCATCGGAGGTGAAGAGGCGCTTGATGAACTCGTCTACGTTTACCTTCTGGGCAAAGACCTCGGGACCTAGGGCTTGCTGGATGGTGGTGGCCACACGAAGAAGGGCCTCTCGATCCTGGCCGCGGCCGATGCCGTCGAGGCCTGCCACCACGGTGGGCAGCACCAGGCCCTTAGGCAGCTTGGGCAGCTGGCCCTTGCGTTGGAGCACCGACAGCCGGCGCTTCAGGAAGGGAACGGCCACCTCGGTGGTGAGCGTGCCCATGATGCCAGAGAGCTGCTCCATGACCTCCTGCTGGACCGCACGGACCTCTTCGGCCGTGGTGCGCTCCGACTGGCGGACGGACAGGATCAGAAAGGCTTCGGAGAGGGACTTGATCAAGGCCTGTGCCATCTGATAGGCTGTGGCCATGTCAGCCTGCTTTCCAAGCTGCACAGCCACCAGGTCCTCGGGCCTACCCACCAAGATGTCACCATTCTCGGCTTGTGCGAACTCGGCCGGCTTTGTGATGGCTCCAGGGTTCAGGAGGTAGCGGATCTTGACGGCTTCTGCTGATCCCTGTACTAATGCCTGGGTCAGGCCCTCAAGGCTCTTGAGATCGCCGACAAACTCCTCGATGCGCCCACGGCCATAGTTCTCACCGTCGACGATGTTGAAGCGGATGGGGATCCAGGCCGGCGCATCTACAGGGCACTGCCCATCTGATTTCTCGAGTTTCATCCCATCGATCTCTTGATACCAGCGCCACTGACCGTCCTTGACCTTGGCCCAGGTGTAGACCAGAACCTCATTCTCCTCGAGGGAGACTTCAGCAACCGTCGAGGGGCCAGCGGAGTCCTTCTGGACCCCATTGACGTTCTTCTCGTCGTGCTGGAAACGGGCAGGAAGTGTATCTCGGTCTACTCCTTCGACGGTCACGATCTCCACCGGGAGGCCTACACCATTACGAACGCAGACGTAGCGATCGAGTGGGTAGAACTTGAGACCATCCTTGCTATCGAACAGCAGGCCATTACCTGTGGCCACACTGTGGCGGATGCCTTGGGTCAGAATCACCCGATCCAAACCACCAGTGATGCTCTGGTTGACGATGCGCTCCATCTTTGCCAGACTGGCATCGACTTCAGAGCGAATCCTTGAATTGAGTTGAGGGTTGGCGACGAACTCCCCGTCGGAAACCTGGAGCTTGAAGAACGACGTGTTCACCGGGAACAGCGCCATCATGATCTTCGAGGTGATGACGTTACAGCCTCGTGCTCCCATGGACTGCCAGGGAGTGGGCAGTTTGTTTCCTCCGCTATGCCCAGAGGGTGGAAGCAGATAAGGCAACGACAAGGCAGTGGCTACCCGGGCCGAGTCAAGAAACTCGGTGCGATCGGATGTCAGATACTCATAGCGGGATGCAGCAGTGCGGCTCCTCACGGCTTACTCCCAGCGAGGGGGATGAGCAGACGGGACGGACCCCGGGCGGCCTGCTTTGGTGCGGTTCGCTGTTCTTCCGTTCTGCGGATGATCCCTGCACCTGTTGGGGAGGCAGCCATCCACGAAGGAAGCACCGGGGCTGGCGGTGCTGGTGCGGGGGTAGAGGCAGGAGTGGCCATCTTGGCGGCGGTAGCTCGGGCATCAGCAGCTGCGACTGCTGGGGTGGGAGCTGGTTGAGCTGGTCGAGAAGAACTTCGAAATAGGCACATAATCTACGGTGCAATGGAAAGTCGGGCCTTCTCTCTCTTTACCCGCTGGCTTTCCATACCAAACGGACTATCCAAGGTAGGGGCCTCGGTGTACTTATTGGTGGATGTGACGGACTCGATTGTGCCCAATCCTCCTGGCAGAACCATGCTTTGCTGGATGGAGTTGCCAGAGGCCGGAGGCTGCGTCAGTCCCAGATCAGGGGGAGGGGGCTCGGGTGCAGGAGGAGGGGGAGGAGGTGGAGCTGATCTGCGTCTTTGGCCGCTGGACAAACACATAGAAATGAAGGCGAAAGTATTAAGTCAGATCACGGTTGATGTCGAAGTTATCGCGGGCTGTGATGAGGCGCCGCACAATATCCACCTGCCCGGCGCGGAAGGCGAACTCTTTCTCAGAAAGGCTGATGGGAGGGCAGGTGTCTGGGAAGGCCTTGATCAGTTCGTCGACAAGGACGTGGAGGGGGTCAGCCATAGGAGGGAAGGTCTACATTGGATGCTTCGAAGAAGGCTGGCATACGCGCTGATCGAGTGGCCTTCAGTTCGGGGGCTTTGCCGCGCTCGAAGAGGTTGTCGGAGGCCTGGAGCCAGAAGTCCTTACTCAACTGGTCTGTTCCTGTTAGCATCTGGAAGACCCAATCTACGGTTGCCTTTCGCAGAGAATTGAGGCTTGGTGAGGGCTTGAGGCCCAGTTCTGACGCCACCATGTGGTGGACCGCGACGTGGACCTGCTCATCCCTGGAGATGTCAGCTGCGACGGTACGAATCCCAACATCCCCGGCGAACCGTAGGAAGGGCAGGAGTACGAAGAAGACGGAGCGTTCAAGGATGGCGGCCTTCAGGATTGGGTGATCGGAGTGATTGACCCAGGCATCACGGATGTTGAATCCTGTGGCCTCATCCTTGAAGGACTCGATTCCATGGGCATCGACCACGAACTCAAGGGCTTGGTCGTGGCGTTCTTCGTCTGCCATGTTTGACCTCAGAGCATCCACCACCCCTTCAGTGGCGGGAAGGTCCCGGGCAAGTCCAGCCTCGAGAAGGTCACGAACAGGCAGCTCTAGATGCCGAAGAGCCAGGCAGCGATGAAGGGTGTCAGAAGTCCCTATCTTGACGACGCCTCTGGAGACTGGGGTGGGTGTCCACTTGCGCTTGCGGGTGAGGACGGAGACATACGGACTTGGAGAGGCCATCAGATAACAGTGCGAGTAAGGTGATTAGGGTCGGTTTCATCCAGGGCATGGGCTTCCGGACCGAAGCCGGTGGCGAGAAGTTCATCTGATAACAGTGAAGTTGGCTGTGGAGCATTAGGCGGCGGTTCCGGAGCATCAAAGCTCTTTAGCCACTCCCTAATTGCATCCCCAGTAGGGGTCTTTGCGGGCCAGCTGATGAACCTGAGGAGATCCTGGCGGCTGGTAAAGCACATACTGGAGAAAGGCTTCCAAGCTATGAATCCTTCTCCGTTCCAGCGATCTAGCGACCTCTCTATGAAGAGAGAGCCGGGTACTTGGAAGCGTTGGCGTTCTATTCGCTGCAGCCTCCATTGATTCCACTGCAGAAACCTGCCACAACCTCGGTGTCGTCATTTTCGATGGGATCAAATTGAAACCAACTGGCATCGTCCCCGAGAATTCCAAGGGCATCGTCCTTGGCCTGAGTATCAGGGGCCACCTGGAGGGCGTAGTACAGGCTGGTCTGAGGACTGTCCAGCCAATCCTGCAGGAAGGCCCGGTCGTAGGTGACATGGTCGCTCCAGGAGTTGAAGCTGTAGCCGTGGAAGAGGCCTGTATCCTCGAAGATCTCAGCAAAGAGATTAGCCACTGCATTGTAGACACCCCAGCCAACCTCGGAGGCGATCTCCACATTGGGCGGATACTCGTAGGTTTGCACCCCGAAGGTGCCGGAGTCCCGATCGATCGAGCGGCCGATGGGGGGAGCGATCTCCTGGGTGCAGGCGTAGCCCTGCTTGTCAGTGGACCGATAGGCACATGTAGCGGTGGGGGCAATCGCGAAGGCCCTATCGAAGCCGGCTGCCTTGGCGATGTCTGCCGCAGCGTGGATGGCCTTGTACAGGGCATCGATCACCAGGAGGTGGGCCTCGGGGGCGAGGTGAGGGGCCTCGTAGGCCAGGCCCAGCTCCCCGTAGGTGAGCCCCTCCTGGGCCAGGAAGTTGGCGAGCCCCAGGACACCCAGGCCGACCTGGCGGTCCACCTTGGGACTCAGATAGACACCATCAACATCCACCCCGGTGCGGGGGTGCATCTCCACTAGGGAGGTCATGCCCTCGACGAAGGCCTGCTCCAGGGTGTCGACGGTGCATTGGCCAAGGTTGACGTGCTGTAGGAGGCAGGTTCCCCGGTGGGGGAGGTAGACCTCCAGGCATACGTTGCCGTAGATACGATTGCCGTGCGCGTCGTACTTGATCTTGTTGAGCCAGAGGTCACCGGAGGCAACGGCCTTGAGCACGGAATCGATCAACCTGCGCTCGGTGGACGCGGCCACCAGGAAGGCCTCATCCACGTCCAGGCACCGCTTCACCCATGGGAGTTCCCGGCGGTCGGCCTGGATAAACTCAAGGGCATCGGGATGGGTGTAGTCCAGGTGGAGTGTGATGGCACCGTTCTTAAAGATACCCCCGCGCCGCAGGGTCTCATTGAGGATCGAGTAGATCCTGGCGAAGGAC